AAAAACCACGCATAATACATCTCCCATACACCACCCAGTATACTTTATTTTTTTTGCGTCACTTTCAGATCTTACAATTACAAGTTTTTGATTACTCATTTTATTCCATCCTCTTAACTTCAGGAAGCAACAGTTTCAGTTTCTTTATCATCTCTTCGGCGTCCCGGATAACCCAGTCGATATGGATAGATTCTTCAACAGTGCACGTGCAGTTTTCATCTGAAAAGTTTTTTATGGCATCGTTTGCTTTCGTGATTAGTTCTTCATATGTTGGCATTCTACCATCTCCCAGTAACCCCGCCTATAATACATGCAAGTATCCATGTGACGATCATCAATATCGGAACTACATATGCCATTTTAAAACAAAATTCCGCAACTGAATAATCCAAATAATCACCGTCATCATTCATACAATAACACTTCCATCATCCTTTTCTCTCCGTTGTCATACATACATATTACACTAGAATGTATATATAATTTTCTTATGTTGTATTAGAAAAAAGATATTTCGGGATTGATATTGTGCAGGCTGGTAACATGCACGAGAGTGATATAGGTTTGAAATGCGCCGGCTTCGACGTCCAATATCTATCCGGCCAATAACGGAAAGGAGGAATTGAACCTCTTATGCCAAGCCGCGCCCCGGTTACCTTCCGGGCCTATCATTTCCGTTTACTTTTGTTCGAACGTCTTCAAACTCACCAAACATGGGTAATTACTCCATGAATGGTGATAACCGATTTGGGAGTTGCACCCAATCATGAACACCTACTGTATCGGTCACGGTTGCCCTGTTTGCGCTGGCAGGGTTTACAACCATTTTTTTGCCCGTTTGGGTATCCTGAGTAAATTAACGGAGCCGAAACGCTCTGGGCGCTGTAGGCCAGCATTCAAACATTCATAGATCCCTACTGCCCCATTACCTACTATTCCTTTCGGGTGTTTGATAGGTGGTGGCTATCGTTTATTTATATAGCGGAGCCACGGTAATATCCTCCGCTGCACGGTTTGGCATGTTTTGTGTGGACATCAACCTGCTGAATGCAACCACATACCTCATCCCCGGTATGACCCGGAGAAGAGGCACACTATCATAACGCTCCATTTAGTTAGATTGTTACACTAACATATTAGCATGAATAGTATAAAAATGTTATGTGAACCCACCAGACTTTATCAGGCTGCTTCCTTTTGGTATCTTCTCTTTCTTTATTGTCCGATTCTTTAAAGCAGTTGTGAATAGGGCGTATCTTCCGCAATCCATCAGGTGGTCCATAAACGGAACCGGTTCTTCTAATACCTGGCCATCTTTCGTTTCCCGGTATTTGTAGGTTCTAATCTCTGATATCAGATTTGTTGATGATGAATGTATATGCAGTTTAAGCGACTTAACCAGGTCTATACCGGCAGTAACATCTTTACGCGCAGTGTGAATGTTATACCCAGCGGTTTTAATCTCCTTTATCCTGTCCGGTTCTGCACTATCAGCATATATCGGCGCCTGTTTAGATATTGCGTTGGTATCCATCCAATTGATGAGATCCTTTGTGGTCTTTTCCCGCTCATAATACCTCTCTCGCATCAATGGTTCACCATCTCTCATTACAATTTCAAGCAGCGCCATAGGATTGTTGAAACCGAAATCAAGCCCATACATCCGGTTATGTAGTGGCATTTCGAAGTTTTCGATAACGTAGTTCGTATAAATGATGTTCTTGAGCACACCAGGGAGGCCTTTTGCATAAACTCTGTGATAATTCTCGTCTACATCTATTAAGTGCTCTAAATCGTCTATAAATGCTTGAGATAGATTCTTGTAATTATCGAGGTATGTTGAATGATGAACGACGGTATCATCAGATGGATTCTCTACAATATCCTGAATTAGCCAGTGATACTGGTCTATCGGGTTAAACGAAAAGAGCATCTTCGCGTGAGCGTTAGCATGCGACCTACCAAGCCGCAGCCCTAATTGGAGATAGTCCTCCCGGTTAAGGTCCGTCGCCTCTTCAATCCAGATATAGGAGAACTCCGCAGATTTAATCTTCTCCGGATTGTCAAGTCCAGTAAAGAGAATGCGGTTAGATCCGTAAGTGATGAATAAGTCGCTCTTATTAAGATTGACATATTTCATCGCTCCCCAATCTTCCAGGATATCGAGGATTAACTGATAAGCCGATATCTTAAGTGCAGGAAGCCATTTCCTTAAAACAAGGATCCGCTCATTCTTTCCTTGTAGTAACTTTAGGCAAATGAATTGAGCGATGAAAACGGACTTGCCCGACCCTGCGCCACCATAGAATGCGAAACGCCGTTTATCTAGGTTATTCTCAACAATCTGCAAAAAAGAGTCGTTTACAGTCCCATACAATTGGGGACTTAATTCAGTCATCTTTACTATTATTAGCCCGAATGAGGTTAATGGTTAGTGGTTCTCCATCTAATCCGGTTATCTCTTCAATTCTCTTATCTCTCCATTCCTTTGGTCTTCGGTTCTTTAACCAAAAGAACATAGATGCGGGGTCAGATGGTATATGTTTCTCTACCCTAACGATCTGAACATAACCATCAACATTCATCGCTCTTTCTTCTTCTATCTCGTATCCCATTGCGCGCTTGTATAACGAGTCTACGACCAAAGCGTCCGCCCTATCTCTCCCCTTTTTTAAGGCATCGGAAAATTCAGGGAATCGCTCTCTCCAATCGTGAATAGTGCAAACGTGTATTCCGAACTCTTTAGCGATTTCGGTGAGTATTTTACCTTCTGAAGCGAGTTCTTCAACTGCTTTAGGATGATATTCGGGGTCATATTTAGAAGGACACCCCACATTAGCCATACATACCAATAGGTTTAAAAATAGTTAAAGGTTACTCACCACCTCAATCTTCCATACATCTCTTCTTGTTGAGTCCGCTTAATATTTTCAGTTCTTATGTCCACCGGGATTAATTTACCATCCGCGATACGATATAAATCGTCAACATCCGAATAATTATCAGTCTCTTTCATTCTTCTTTCCTATTATATCCCCATTCTTGATTTGAGTTTTTTAACTGCAAATTCCATGCATTCTGCAATAAATTGTTCATCTACAGTCTTTGTATACTCTCTTGCAAATTCTTTTAATTTCTCTTCAACCAACTTTTTTATAACTTTGGTATATGGACTTTTATCGCTGTCATAATTCCCATCCTTCCATTGTAATGTATGTGAAATATCTTTTCTAATTATATCACGAAGAGTTATGTCATCTTCTTTACTTCCCCATCTATCGGTTGGAACGAATTTCTCATCAAGCATCTCAACGATTAGTTTTTCAATTGCATTTTCGACGATTGGTTTTACGTCGGCAGCAACAGATTCTTGAAATTGCTTACGAACAATTTTATCGATTGTATCCTGTGCTTTTTCAATTATTGCGTCCTGTATACGATCCGCGAGGTCCTTTGATAGAACATTGCCATATTCATCCTCAAAGATTTCCGACATGTTAATTTCAATTTTCATTTTGCTTCTCCTGTTACAATATACATATTACACACAATACTATAAAAAATGTTGCCTAATTATTCAGCAGGCTTCTTCTCATACATTGCACAAATTCCAGATTCCGCTATTTTAATCCTTTTTAAGTTGCAGAAAGTATCATCGTTATACCGGCACGAGAAGATCCGGCATTCACACATAGTGGTAGGCTGGTCGCACATACTGAACTATTTTGCGTTATCAACCTTCTCCTTTTTCGCTTTCAAACAAGTTGATAACGTCTTCCCCATTTTTATATCGTTATCGCGCGCCCACTCACGCAGCCACTCCTCAATATATACACTTGTTTGGACCATCTTCTCCCCGCTTCGATGATCGATATACTCGGTCATAGTATAGTTAACGCGCACAATAAGATAACTTTATTCGTTATAACATAAATTTGGAAATCTAAACGATATTGTGGAGCCTATTACTGTTTGCTATGGCAGAAATTGTATCGCCATTAGCATCAGAACCGAATTCGAAGGAGGCTAAAATGGCAGAAACGACCTATCCGATGGTCAAAATCGAGAACGAAGTCCCCACTTCTACGGGCACAGACCCTATGCTCGCGGCAATGATGGGCAACCAGGGCGGGTTCGGCGGAGGCATGGGCGGAATGTCTATGCTTCTCCCGTGGCTTTTCCTGTTTGCACGAGGCGGGCTTTTTGGAGCAAATGGTGAAGCGGCTGCAGGCGCAATCAATGCACGGGATATCGCCAAGGACACTTATGAGACAGCCATTAACCAGATTAACGCCAGCAATGCTGGATTTAATGACGTGAATGGCAATATCAACGCACTTGGTCTTTCCCAGTGTAACTCATTTGCAAACACCAACAATAACATCGCGCAGTATGCATTCGGGCTTGAGCGGGCACAGTGCGCAGGGTTCAATCAGACCCAGATGCAGAACTATCAGAACTTTGCATCTCTGTCCCAGCAACTCGCATCCTGCTGCTGCCAGACCCAGTTGAACATTGAGCGCAGTCAGAATGCACTTCAGGGTCAGATCGCAAACGTTAATTACGAGTCTGCAAACCGGACTGCCGCAATACTTGAACGCGTCAATTCAGGAACACAGCAGATCCTAGACAAACTGTGTGATGACCGGACCCAGGATCTTCAGGTTGCACTGCAGAATTGCCAGATCAACTCGAACAACCTGCAGCAGACCAACGCGATTATCGCCGCCATCCAAGCAGCCGTTAATCAGTTTATCCCGCTGATCCCGACAGCGTCCACCACTTAAGACAATCTCTTATTTTTTCGAACCACCAGCGAATCATGGATGAGATAGGCGAAT